GTATCTTTAAAACACCAGTACAAAACCTTTGTAAAGCATTAGGTAACCTGCCATATTTATCTATTAACTTGTCAAAAGGTTCGCCATTGCGACTAGCTGAATTATGACTAACTTCTTTAAATGTATTCTTGCCATCTACAATATCATACTCTAACCATGTAACGTGTACATTCCATCTATCAGAACACTCTTGAATAAAATCTAAAGTTTCATTCATTTCCCTGCCAGTATTTGTAAAAACAACTTTAGCTGTGTTAGGCAATCCATTGTTAGCTTCAAGTATCTTGTAAAGCATATAAGCACTAGTGCGACCACCACTAAAACTAATCTGCACATTCCCATTAGGTAATATGTAGTTATTTTTTTGCATCAGCACACTCATAACCTACTAGGGCATAGCCTAAAATATCTTGCCAACTGTCATCATGGTCAGGTGTTTCTATTAGCCTAGCCACTTTAACAGCTACCATGCAAAGAGCCACTTGCTCAGTCGTAACATACTTATCGAGTATCACAGACCATAACTTTGCAATACGAGTATGATTGTCTACGATAGAACCATAGCTCTCACCTCTTTCCTTGATAACATCAGCAGTCTTTTGCAGTAATTCAAACTTATCCATCTCGCTCCCTCACTATGTAAAACCATGTATCTATATCAACTTCACAAACCAAATCATGCCCTGAGCTAAAGTTCCTCGATAACACATCAAGAGAAATAACACACTTGATAGGACAATTATTGTATTTGTATATCAATACTGGAGTTAGATTTAAACTCGCAGCAGATTCTTTCGCTTGCTCCCACCAAGCACGCTTGAACGTAGTGCCTTTAAGATACGCTTTACATTCAATAGACCAACCAGGAATAATAATATCAGCTTGACCTTTAGCTTGATACTGATCCAAGTTTCTCTTGGCATCTATATTTAGATTATCCTTGATGAGTTTGCATATTTTTCTCTCAAAAGATGCACCTTTGTTACGACTATCTGCCATCTATCATATTCTCTTGAGCTTGCCTAAGAAAATCATTGGCAGTTACTTGCCCAAGTGTAGCTAACTCTATCTTGTTCATAGTGTCAGGACTTGGGAATCTTTCACACTTCAATAACCTGCAAATAGCTGAACGAGTTAACCCTGATTTATGGGCAAACTTGTTTTGTGTTAGCTTATTCTGTTTTATGTAGTCGATTAATTTCATTAAAGATTTAACCCCATTGATTTGCCATAGCTTCAGCAATACCTTTATAAAACTTACTTCTTTCTTTACCCTTATTACTGCCTAACCACCAAATTCTTTTGGCTATTTTGTCAGGTAGTTTTTTTGTTTCTTCTAAAACATTATTTGTTTCTCTAAGTTTAGGTAAATTTTTCAGCCACAAACAAGTTCTTTTATATTCTGTGTGACCAAATTGATAAGGATTTATCATTTGATCGGATTTTCTAATGTAACTGGAAATCACAGATACAGGATTCTCTATGCAAATTTTATCGATTGGAGCTTCCATAAGTTTTTTAACAAATTCAATAGCTTCATACCTTAAAGACATTGGCTTTTTCCCCTCCGTAAACCACCTAGCTCCACTTACTGATAAATGAGTGCAAGGTGGGTGAGCTATCATAATGTCCCAACCCTTATTTAAATGTTCTAAAACATTACCTTGCAAATGATTGCCTGGACTTTCTGTTGGCAATATATCACAACTCCAAGCATCATGCCCTTTAGCAGAAAAAGCATCTCTAACTATACCAGAATATTCACAAGCAACTAAAACTTTTAACTTAACCATAACTAGATAATATTTATATGTTGACAGTCTGTCAATAATAATTAAATAATATGTTGACAGTAAAGATTGTAAAGAATAATATCGTAACAAATAGTATTGGAGATTACATGGCTGAGATACCTGACTACAGATTAAACTTTGGCATTGAGCATGAAAGTGCAAGCAATGGAACTGCACCAAAAGACGAAATGATACTCAAACATTACCTGAGAAAAGAACATAAGATGTCTTTCCCTATGGCATCAAGACCTATAGCTGGGATAAACGTACAGACAGGTGTTGATTGTGCTATGGGATTGCACAACTACAGTCCGATCAAAGGTGTCCAAGAGTCAATGGATATCAATGAAGCCGTAAGGTATGCACTCACAGAGTATCAAGGATACAATCCTAGAACTTGGGATAATGGCAAAGATGCAGAAGAATACGAGGAGTTTCTTGACCATATACCTGAGATGATTAAGCACGCTGTTGATGGACTACAAGAATATTTTAGTGGTGTTAATCGTATCGAGGGAGAATCAATGAAGCAATTTATTGAGCCTAAGATAGATGTACCAGTTGTTTTATATCAAGATTACTCAGGTGGTGGTAAACAGATAGACCTTAAATGCTCTCTACCTATGAGAAATCCACCAAAAAAAGATGGAACTAGGTCTTGGCGTGTGCCTAAACCTAAGACAGAACCATCTGCACAACAAGTTATGCAACAAGCAGTCTACTGGAAAGCTACTGGAGAAAAACCAGCTTTGTTATTCGTAACATCATCAGGCTATAACATAGTAGACGAAACAAATTGTGAGCTTATGACAGAAGAGAATCTGCAAAAGGCTTATGATGACGTAGTACGTTCTTGGTTAGTCACTCAGAACTTACTCAAAGCAAGTAGAGGTTCATGGAAAGCGTTAGCTGGACTAGTCCAACCTGACATGGTGCAGATATCGCAGAGACATGGACCAAACGTAACCAACCTAGCTAAACAACTATGGGAGATAACATGACAAATCCAATTAAACTTAGAAGAAACCTAGATCCATACACTAGCCATCAAAGTGCAGAGAAAATTGATGCAAATCGCATGGAAAAGATTGTACTCGGAGTGATAGATTCATTCGGTGAGAGTGGCTGTATATCAGATCAGGTACAATACGCTTTACCTGAATACCGATACAGCACGATTACAGCACGCTACAAAGCCTTAAAAGAAAAAGGACTGATTGTTACTGATGGTACTGCTATCAAGGCTGAGAGTGGCAGAAAACAGCTAAAGATGTGGAGTGCAAGACATTACTTCTATGAATCAGTAACTGATGAGGACAGAATACAGCATATGGCAGAGGAAAGGGCAGGAATATGATACACGAATTAGTCTCCGATTGGAGAAAGAAGATGACTGATACTGAACAGTATCATGCACAAGCTATAGATCTATTAGAGGAACGTATAGCTAAACTAGAGGATAAGCATAAGACTGTTACCAAGCAGAACGAATTGCTTATGGAAATGTTAAGTAAACTAATAAGAGGAAAGAATGAGTAATTTAGCACAAACTATGGATGCCATTGCAGACTTACACAAGTCTCATGGTGTCAAGCAAAAAGGTGGCAAGCTGTACACACAGGTTGTCCACCGAATGGAAGCCTTTAGAAGAATACATGGCACAGACTTTGGTCTTGATACTGAGATACTAGTCAATGACGGCAAGCGTGTTGTTGTCAAAGCTATTATCACAGACAAAGAAAGTCGCATTGTCGGTGCTGGTATGGCAGAAGAGATACGAGGACAAGGCATGGTCAATACTACATCTGCTTTGGAAAACGCTGAGACTTCTGCAATCGGTAGAGCTTTGGCTAGTCTTGGACTAGCTGGTGGTGAATATGCAAGTGCGAATGAACTTGACGCAGTTGAGAGAAAAACGCAAGCTATGAGAGAGGAGCCGAATAACCTCGTATCCCCTGAACCAGTGGCTCCTCAACCTATCACCAAAAAAGATTTTGATAATCTACCACCTGACAATCTAAAACCTCGTGAAACAACAGCCGAAGAAAGGAGAGAGATGCACGAGAAAAAGCTGCAAGACTTTGACCATTGGTGTCAACAAAAGAGAACTGTTTCTCAACTGCACGCTTACTTCCATGAATCCAAAAATATATTAGATGAAATGAAAGAGCAAAATGTAGATCTATACAAAAAAGCAGTTGACATATTTACTAAACATGAAGCTAATTTAGAAAGGAAAACAAATGGCTAATCAATACAGAAAAGTAGTAAACATAACATTATTCCCTAACACAGAGGGTAAGGCTACACATGGTAACTCAAAGTGGACACCATACAAAGATGGTAACCCAGCAGACATACATCTCAGAAAAGATGCTAGATACAGCGTGAAACTATTTGGCAATGATGATGGCTCACTAGGTCTTGCCATATCCGAGGTGGTGCAAGGAGTCTACACAGACAGCATATCAGATGGAGTGTCACAACCTGGTATGAAATCACTAGCTCAGTCTATTGATCCACCAAAGCCTAGTCCTATTTCAGCATTAAAGGATGAGCTAAATGATGAAATCCCATTTTAAGGCTTATTACTCTACGCAGGAAGCTACCGAACTGATGTTTGGAGACACACCAAGCAATAGAAAAAGACTTCTTCGTTTGTTACAGAACGGAGAGGTCAAAGGTAAAAAGTTTGGTAAGAGATGGTTTGTTTACGCTAGTGAAATAAAAGGAGAGGACAATGAACAAAGCTGGTGAAGATTT